AGATTGGCCACCGCCAAGTTCGATGAGATCATGGATAGCAACACCATAAATCTCTTGTGTACCAGCGGCACGATAGATTTCTTCACGAACACCATCTGGTAGATTTGTTAGTGTTTGAACTCCATTGTTAACTGGAACAGTGTCAGTTGTACTAGTAATAGCAACTGGTTGATAAGCAAAAGCACGAATGTCTTGCTTGACTTCTGGGCTAACAAAGATATCTGTTAGACCATATGCGTCTGTGGTTGTACCACCAGCATAAGATCTATTGATTCTTTTAACTTGAGTCATTAGTGCATTTAACATGTCTAGAGTAAATGAAACAGTTGTTACATTTTGATCTAGAACATTGCCACTTTCAGCAAGAGTTTTTAGAGCTACTGCCCAAGCATTACGTTCTTGTTTTACAAGAACTTCATTGGCCATACGCTCTACGGCTTTACTAACTACGTCGAGACGACCACGACGAGCATAGCGCTTTAGGAAGCTGACAGCACTATCTAAACGATAGGTTGCAACTTTCATTTCGGCGAAACCTTCAACTGTTGAAGTTGGAAGACCACCGGCTACGCTTTGTGACCATGTAGTTACATAACCTTCACCACCATCATACCATAGGTCGAGAGGGATAGAAGGACGATCATCTTCGTCGTAAGGAAGATCTGTATAGATAGCAGAGGCGGTTGCAGCTTGCATTAGAACCTTTGCTACGACTGGTCCTAGGAAAGCGGCAAAAGCTTGATTGGCTTCAGCGGCAACTGTATTATCACGGCTGCCCATAGCTTTTACAAGCTCGATTTGCTCTGGAGTATTTTTTAGTCTTAATTTCATTTTAAATTTTCTCCTTTACGAAATTAGAGGGTGATCTTTAGAAGAGCAGTATTAGATACTGCATTTCCAAGGAATCTTCCAACTGCAACTTCGTTAGTTCTTAGAGTGGATGTATTGGCTAAATCACCAACAGTACCACTAACTACAGCGTATTGTCCGGCTGTTGCATTTGCAATAGTAGAACCACTATAAAGTACTACGCCACGAGTTAGTACTGGAACAGCTTGTCCAGATATAACTACGTTCATTTCAGCGGCTTTACGTGGATTGAAAATTAGTTTTTCACCATTTTCATCTAGTTCGCGAACATCTAGAAGAGTTAATCCTAGTACATCACCAGATGTAGCTAGAGTAACTTTTGGTCTTACTCCGAATCTTTGAGAATCGGAAAGAGGGAATGTTGCGCCAACTGGTCCTAGCAAATCAATTGGTTGATTTGCACTGGAGCTTGTTGGTCCAACTGTGAATCCTTCAGCGGATAGTTTAACTGCAGCACCTTTTGTTACAATAACAGAACTGCTTTCGGCAGCACCGCTATAAGCAAAAAGATTGAGTACTTCATGTTCACTATAATCCCTGAATGGTCTTAATGTATGTGCCATATTAGTTTCTCCTTGTTTATTATTTAATTAATTCAAATCCGTCCAAACCGAAAGCTGCTGCGTATTTTTCTTTTACGCTTGGCTGTGCGGCTGGTGCAGAATTTGGAATTTCTGTTGAAGCTTTTGCGCCATTATCTACAGCTTGCTCAACAACCTCTTGAGTTGTTTCTGCAACTGGAGCCTCAGATGCTTTTACTTCGGAAGCTTGCATAGCTTTTTGAGCCATTTCTTTTTCCTTTTGCATCTTTTCGGCCATAGCTTTTTTGTAAGCTTTATTTTTTTCTTTCATAAGAACAGACATTTTGTTCTTATAAGCAGAAAAAGTTTCTTCGTTCAAATCTTTAATATCAGAAGCGATTACTTTACGATCTTCTTCGTCTAGATCGAATTCTTCGTCTAAAGCTGCCATTCTCATGCTGAATGCTTCTTCTTTAGCTTTTGCTTCTTTTTCAGCTTCGATTGTTGCTAATTTTTCAGTTAATTCAATTACTTGTTTCTTAACTGCTTCGTGCTCTGTCTCTACTGCAGCAATTTTTTCATTAGCAGCTTTTAATTCATTTTCTTTAGCAGATTTCTCTGCCAAGAAAGTTTCATTAGCTTTTTTGATTTCTTCTGCAACAAATTCAACTATTGAACTGGCTGTTGCTTCTTTAAGAAGAGAATCTGTAATATCTTCAATTTTGGTTATTTTCATATATATCCTCTCTTTTTTTACATCTAATTTTTCTTCTTGGGAAACAGTATTTTCAGAAGCAAGAACAGGCTCTTGGACTAATTCCACTTCTTTTTCCTCATTTGCTTCTGTTTCTTCAGAGCTTTTATTGACTTTTAATTCAATTTTAATAGGCTCTTCTGGTGGCGTTGCAACGCCTTGAACATCAGCGGCTGGATTTAACGTAAATCCAATACCTAGAGGTACTACTTTACCCAAAACTTGTCTATATACATATCTATCATCACCTAGTTTTCCTGATCCGCCAAAACCCCTTAGATTATCTTTTAATTTATCTATTTGATTAGCGTCAGAAATAATTGTGCCATTTTCAATATTTTTTTCACCATTTTCTAATACAACAATATTAAAATCATTAAATCCAAGTTCCCAAGAAGCAGAAATTGTCATATAATTATCACTAGTTGGATCGTTAGATTCTTCTATTTGATCTGCAAGATCACGATTAACTACTTTCCAAATAACACCACCAAGAGTAATATTAAATGGAGTTTTCATTGATTTTACGTCAGCTTCAGCAAGACTCTCGTTTGTGCCAAATTTACTAAAATTAGACGAAAGAATACATCCAATTACTTGACCGCGATTATGTTCAATGTTAATTGGTTTATTAACAAAAAGTTTAGCTATTTTGGCAGCAGTTTCGCCATCAATTACATCGCCATTTTTATTAACGCGATTTACAACACAAGCATCAAAAGCTACTGGGAGAAGATCAACATTATCTTCTGTATTGATTTCTGGTAAAAATTTTCTCAATTTGTCAAGAGAAGCAACGGAAAGATATTTATCTTTTTCTTCGCTTACTACTGGACGAATTTTAATATTTGCAAAAGCTGATTCAAATTTAAATTTTTGTTTTTTCATATTTCAAATCTTCCGTAACCAAATATTACACCATCTTCTTCATCATCGAGATATAATTCATTAATATCATTAAATTCAAAATCATTTAAATCATAATTTTTTAAATCTTCTTGTGCTTGAGCAAAATCTTCATCATCTGGTTCGAAATTAACTTCTACTTCATAGTCAGAAACTGAGGCTCTTGCAATATCACTATCAGCTTTTCTATAAGAATCTTTTACTTTGCCACCACCTACCATTTTTAGAAACATATTTACGCGCGCCATAGCCCAGCCACCACGACTCATTCCTGGTCTGTGAGAAGAAGAAAATGCGCCTGCACCACGACGGTATACTTTTTTTAATTGGCCAAGGGTAACTTTCTTTTTATTTTTACTATTATGTTCTTTGACTTTATTTTTAAGAGCTTCAATTACTTTTTTAGAAAATTCTATAGCTTTATCACTTTTTGTACCTGCGCTTCCTGGTTTATTACGAGATGATCCTTTGCGTCTTTCAGATGGTTTTGCAGGAGTTTGAGCAGCAGATTTAGGACCTTTTCTTTTGGCATTATTTTCTATGCCATATTTTTCTGGATCGTAAGTCATATATCTTTAATTAATATTATACTAATATTACACTTAAATATATTATTTTAATTAATTTTAATTATTTATCGCCGTAAAGCTCTTTTGTAACATCGTAGGCTGAACCACTAGTTGGGGTATCAGGGTATTTCGTGGGTAACTCTCTGCTTTCATAATTTGGTTCGGAGCAACTAATTAATAAAAATAAAGGTAATATTAATACTAATTTCTTCATATAGTATTATAATTACACATTAAAAGATTCTTCAATTATTTTAGCTTCTGCGTCTCTTCTGCGACTCATACCTTTTTCTATACTGCCGCCAATCCATATTCTTTTCATTTTTCTTATCTGATCTGCAATTAAAGATAAAGTTTTTTGATCAAAATTTTGTGTCTTTGCCATAATATCACGAATAGCTTTCATTTCACGGCGACGATCTCCTTCTAATGCTGCGCCTCGATTAAATACAAGACTAACTAATCCGCCTTTAGCATCTTCTGGAAGTTTATCAAAGTTAGGAAAAGTTCCTCGGGTAAGATCATGGAATTTCTTTACCGTTTTATTCATAAATACTTTTACTGATAATTCCCAAGGTATAATTATATCTTTTAATCTTCGGGTTAATTCTTTTGCTTGATAACCTTTGACTCCAACAACGCGGTATAATCTATCAAAAGTTTCTTTAGGAAGATCTTTCCAATCATTAGTGAATTCTGTTTTATTTACATATCCAGTATCGTAACCTACTCCGATTGTAACTCCGCTTTGCTCTCCTGGCCATGTTGGATTTTTTAAAAATTTATTGTAATAGTTTTCGCCGCCACCAACTTCAAAATCAAAAATAAGTTTTAAGGATTTATCGTTAAGCATAGTTAAATTGCAGATATTGTAACAGTTCCAGAATAACCAGTAGTACCAGAATATGATCCTACAGGAGTTCCACTAAATTTTACAAATAAACCAGAACTACCAGTCGTACCAATTGGTGCTATTATCCAAGCCATAGAAATAAATATCATCCAATATGTATTTGTTTCATCTTGATATCTAATTTGGCCATTATAAGTCAAACCAGTATCATAAAATCTTAAATTATTTATATTTGGAGATAATCCTGTGCCAGTGGCTTTATATGCATATACTCTTGGGCGAAGATTTAATTTTCCACCACCAAGATTTTGTTTTTTAATAGAAATTTTATTTTTATATTCAGATATTGTAACAGTTCCAACTTTATCTCCAGCAGCTATATAAGATCCAGCTACAGTATCTGTTGCTCCTACTTTCCCCCAAGCATTTGCAGTAAAAGTTCCAATATTAGCTATAGATCCTATTAACCAAATCCCAACTGGGGATGTTACATACCAAATAGCATATTGACCATCTTCGCTATAAAAAGATTTTTTACCATTATAAATTAAACCACTATCATAAAATTTTAAACTATTAATATTCGGAGATAGTCCTGTTCCAGAAGCTATATATAGATAATCTCTAGTTTTAGGTATTATTAATCTGCCCATTTTATTTAATTATTTATTTTATCTATTGTTTTATCTATGATATTATCTGCTGGGACTTTTTCTTTTAGCCAAGAGTTCATTACTCCAAAATAAACAAGATGCTCATTATCAATTAAAAATAAATCATTTCCATAACGATCTTTGTATGGTTGTATTCCAGCATTCTCGACAAGTTCAATAGCTTTTTCTTTTTTAAATTTTACTTTATACATTTGTATTAAATTATTGTAACGTTCTTTTGCTTGAGAGGTAATTACTGCTCCATTATCTATAAGAGCAACTAAACCACCATTATCTTTATTATAATTACTTGGCGTAGAAGCATCGTAAGATGCGGTACTGTCTTGTATTTTATCTGGTGTTATTGTAGCGCAACCAACAAGAAAAAAATTAAGAACCAATATGCTTGCGAACTTCTTCAAGATTTTTCTCCTTGACTGCTTTTTCTATTTCACTTTGATGATCAACTTCTTTTTGAGCTTGTTGACGTTCTTTCATTTCTTTGGTATTTTTTGCGCCAAAAACATTATTAATTGCTTCAAATATTCCTCCAACAAGTCTTATAACTGCGCCGAGTAGTTCCGTCACTTTAGTCTACGTATTCTTCTGTAGCGTCTTTGCAGCCTGCGGCGATTGCATTAAGAACTTTTACAGCAAGAGCTGCGTCTCCATTTAGTTTAGCGAATTGTGCGGCGTATATATCTTTAAGTGCTACAATATATTTTGCCCAGTGAGTTTTTTCTGCTGGAAGATAATCAGTAAGAGCTTTTTGGAGTTGATCTGGAGTTGGAGTCTGACCAACTGTAAGACTCTCTACAACTGTAGCTATATGATTAATCATCTTTGCTTTCTCTACTCTATCTTCTGGAGAAAGAGCCTGTTCGAGAACAACTGTGCAAGCAAGAATAACTGCTGGCTTAATATAAGGAAGAGCATTTTCTACTGCAGTTGTTCCACCGATTTGATTATCTCCACCTGTATTTGTAGTAGAGCAACCAATTATAAAAATACCCATAAGGGCAACAGCAATGATGTTTAATTTATTCATATATTTTCTCCATGTCCTATTTCTTTCTTTACTCTTTTTTTCGCTTCTTTTGTTTGAGCTACTTTGCCACCAGTTACGGCAGCATCTTTTACTGTAAGAGCAAAAATTATACCACTTACGACTGCTATGAGCTTAGAAAAACCAATAATATATTCTTCTAATTTATTTGGTAAAAATGCTACCAACGAATTATCTCCATGAATAGCGAAAGCTGTTGATACAGCTACAACTGTGATAATGCCAGATGTACTTGAACGCCAATTAGGACCAAATAATTTAAATAGCATATTCTTCATAATAGATTACACTATATTATATATACTTATAATGACATTATCAAAATAAATTAAATTAATAAATTCTATATTTATTATTAAGATAAGATTCTAAATTTGCAATATTTTGCGCGCTAATTACATTATCAAAAACAAGAATTTCGCTTATATAAACATTTGCCTGTTGTCCACCACCACTATCATTTCCAACGTATAAAAACGATCTACTAAAAAAACCGCTTCCATTTGATTCAGTCCTATCTATTTGCCCATTCAATCGAAATGTGTAATTAATTCCATTATCTGAAAGTGTAGCTATAATAGCTGAGGTATTTGCGGCAATAGTAGTATTTGCTGCTCTTTCAATGTTAAAGTAAGATCCCCAAGTATTTCCTAAAATTGCGCTATATAAGCTACCACCAGTAGCTTCTAGAATTGCCGCGTATTGACTTGGTTGAGATGCTAAAGTTTTTATAACAGCGTAGATTGTTTTAGCTGTAACAATATTATTTCCTCTGAGTCTTCCAGAATTAAATTTAATCGCGGGATTCCCATTTATAATATTAGACTCAAGAACAGAATTAGCTGTTTGATTAGATAAATTATTTACATTTCCACTCTGATCTTTCCAAGAAGTAACAACACCACCACTCACAGTTACATCCGCATCAGCTTTAACCCAAAGTTTCAATCCTGGAATACGCGTAGGACTAAAAGAACTTGAAATTATTCCACTCGAAACAGATGGCAATATTATCATATTGTATTTCCATACATTATATATCTATTATTTCCCGTGTGAAGAAGTGAAATTGATGCTCCTGATCCTGCTGTTCTGTATTGATTATTATAGCTTAATATAGGAATTGCGGCATTAAATCCGCTTCCTGTAACAAAAATTTGACCAGCTCCTATTTGAATTATTGTTGTATTAAATCCAATTACATTTCCACTTACAATTGTTCCAGTAATTTGATTCTGCGAATTAGCTAAAATGACTCGTCCATTATCATTTCCAGATATAATAAAATTCGTTGCTTCATTGACAAATTGTGGAACTGCATTTACTAGTACAGAATTATTTAAATCTACAGTCGCATTTTGTATTGTTACATCAACTCCAGAAAGATTTAGATTATCAACATTATTTAAATTAACTTCATTAAATGAAGCTTTATTAAATTCTCCACTTTTGAAGACCTGAAGATATGATGTTTGAATTCTAAGATCACTCATAATATTTTATACTCCATGAACTGACAGGGCTGCCCCAACCCATGGGGTAGCCACTGGGCCAGAACAAACCATGCACCGGCCACTGGGCTGCGGGATTCCACCGCCGCGCCTTGTCAATTCACCTTGTATGTTAAATTTTAATAAATCCATAATCTTTTCCATATTCTGCACCTCCACCAGCATGATAAACAAATCTTTCTACTTGTGTAAAATCGTAATTTGCCCCAGTTATTGTCATAACTGTATTTGGTCCGTCAAATCCGCTTACAAGTCTAGGAGCATCATCCGCAGCAAAATTAAATCTTAAAGTCAATATAGGATCATTTGTAAGATTTGTTCCTGGTCCTTGAAATGCTAATGGTATAACTGGACCATATCCACTTGGAACATCTATATTAACTATAGTTTCTAAAAATCTAACTTTTGGTTTTACCCATTGAGCAGCGCCTGGTGTTTGTAGTCCAGTTATTCTAACAAAATTATTTCTAAACGTAGAATGAGTTCTCATCTGAGAGAGTGTATAACCACTATATAGACCAGATGTTAAGTTTATACCTCTTGAAGGCGTTATTATCCCAGATGCTAACAGATAACTTTTACTTGTATACGTATAATTTTTGTCAGAACCATTTGTACCAATTATATTTATAACACTATTATTTCTTATTCCTGTGGTATCAACTTGTTTTTCAAACTGGGTCTTTAAAGAAGTTAGATGTATTAATTTAAATGAATCTCCTGGAGCATATAGATTTAAAAATTCATTATAAACATTAGCTAATCCTGTAATTGGTAAATTATTGACTGTTCCGCTAATAGCCGCGTCAAGTTCATTTCTATTTATTTGTTTTAATCTAATTAGATTGTCAGCCATTTTTTATATCCTCAATCTTTTTACTATGATAAAGAATACTTGCTACATAACTATCAATGCTATGTTCCACGGCAATACTTTCAATTTCATTTATTGTATTTGGATTTTTATCTTTAGGATTTGTTAAATATTCTGCTATAACATTTTCCCAATTCTCTGGAGATTCATTTGAAGCAATAATTTTAACTATTTCAAATGCAACATCTTTTTGTTGTTTTGATAATTTTCTTAAAGAATGCTTTTCCCTAAGAGAAGCTTCAACCTTTTCTTGTAATCTTGATGCAAGAATAAAATTATCTTTAATTTTCTCTATATCAAATAGTGCGGCTCTAGCCTGTCTTCCCTCACCAACTGGTTTAACATTTTTAGTTGTTTGAGGAATTCCAGTAGATCCAGCTGGTCTACCAGGCTCACCCATTTTTGCGCCACCAATAAGTGGTTGATAATATCCTTGATCTTTTAATTCTCTAAGTTTTTGTTGAGATTGGACTGAACTTTCTGGATCTGGAAGTTTACCGGTTTCAATTGCTGTAATTCCTTCTTCTGGAGTTAAAATTCCTAGCTCTATCAATCTTGTATATACTCTTGAATATTGAATATCATCTTTTAAATCAATATCTTCAAAATAAGGTGTTGGATAATTTTTAAATCCAAGTTCTTTACTAATTCTACGAATCTCTGGATATAAGAAATTATTTATAAAAGATTCGCGAGCTTGTTTTAGTCTTTCAATAAATACTTGTACTTTTATGCTTTCATTCGCAAATTTTTCATTTCCGATTAAGATATTATTTAAACCAATTTGAATATCGCGATCAACGATCTGATATTTTTCTGGGCCCATTAGATTACCTATGTTTGGAATAATAAATTCTGCTTTAGTTGTATAATCTGCAATAAGAACACGACCAACGCTTTGATTCGTAAATAATGATTGCATTGCCTCTAAATTCTTCTGATTAATTCCGCCCTTCTCTGGTTCTGTGCCCATCGTGACTAATAGAATAATTTGCTGTAATGAACGCGCTACGGCCATGTCCATCTTTTTCATTTCTGCTTTCCAATTAATATCTTCGAGTACTGGAAAGCCCATAGGAACCGCAAATGGTTCGTAATCTTGTTTCTTATAAAATACAGCGCAAAGCCTATTGCGGTCAAGAGGAAGAGTTAGAATTCCAACTCTAGTTTTTGTAATAAGTTTTTGAGTTTCTGGAGGTAGACTCTTTAATACTTCAAGATCTTCTTCGGTTTTTGGAGCCTTCAATCTTTCAAGTTCATAATCTGTTAAAATTTTATAATATCTTCCAACGGAAAAATTAATTGTTCCGCCAATTTGAACGTCTGCAGGATTAATTATGTTGTATCTTGCTGGTAGCATAATATTTGCAGCTTTTGAAGATAAACCAAAAGTCTGAGTAATTTTACTTACGTCTTCTGGTTGAATCTTCGTATCAAAACGATATATAAATACATTTCCGCTACGATAATATTCTCTAAAAAATTGATCTTGAAGATCAAACATGTTAATCTTCTTTAACCATGCGCTAAAAAAATCTCTACTCTTTTGACTACCGCCTTTAAAATAAATATCACTACAAGAAAACTCTGTCATTAGATCAATGGTATTTCTGAATATAGCGAAATTATAGTAACATTTTTGACATAAGATAACTGCGTCTCGAACATTCATATTCGAGCCATTCGATATGCCAGTGGAATATCTAAAAGGAATTAATCCATCATCAATATTTTTATATCTATTAGTTCTAGTAATATCTGCGGCAGCATTTCTCCTAGTTTGAGTATGAGAGGAATCGCCCGAGTCTGAACCAGCTACAGCAGCTTGTATCTGATAATTTGTAGACGCATCCGAAACCATAAGAGGTTGAATTTCGTTACTTTTAGTAATTTTTTCTTGTTTTTTTGATTTTTTGGACATTTTACTTGTAAATATTACACATTATCTGATCATAATAGGCGAAAAAGTAGGTTGTACTTCAACTATTTGAGTTGTCATTATATCATTATAGCACTTTACAGCCCAATTCGCTAACATAAATGCGGAATAATTATCTTTTCTAGCTTTATTAGCAGAAGCGCTTCTCTTTAAATGTTGAGGTAAGTCAAAGCTTTGGGTTCCTCGACTAGTGGTAGAATGTTCTATTAAAACGCATTGTTTTTTCGTTTGATATATAAAATCATCTTGATTCTCAATAAAATCTAATACTGTCCAATCTTTCTTATCATCTGTTTTCATCAATTCTAAGGGAACATTTAATGCTATTGTTTCATTAAATGATGCTTCATCTGAGGCTGTACGACTAGCAAACCATACTCTTTTATAATCAATACATGCTTGAAGATACTCATTCGCCTTACGAATAAAACTGCTGGTAAAAACTTGATTAAATGCAATTCTTTTATTTTCCAAATTATATTGATTCTTTATGTTTCTAACCATCATATCGTAATCTGCACCTTCAAGATCTGAATCGAAATCTAATGTCTTAATTTCAATTCTATCTTGTTTAAATAAATTAGATTCATTGCATGCGGATAAAAATGTATCAGCACCAGCATTATCAATAATCATGAAAACAATATTAAAATTTTTCATTATGTAATATAGATAATTAACATGATTTTTAAGATTACCTAGACCAGCATATGTATGAACTAAAACTCCTTGTTTTCTCTCTTCGTCATATTCCATAACAGCCATAGCAAAATAATCTGCATTTGGACTATCACTCATGTTAGGATCGATTCCAAGAATATATTTTTTCTTCGGATCTCCTCGCATTAATGTGTGGGGCTTTTCTCCAGTTTTTAATGTACATTCTTCCATCTTTTTAGCATTAAAATAGCTATCACTTCCATCGGTGAATTGAGCGCAATATTCTCTTAAAAATCCACTATGACTTGATCCACCAGCTTGGGCTTCTTCAATAATTGTTTTATCTATCATTTCTTCTGGTAAAGCCTCGTAACTCATTTGGCTAACAAAATAAGTTGCTTCTCCCTTTTCTTGACTATTTATTTTTTCACACCATTCATTATAAGTTTTATAAAGATTTTCGAATGTATAACTTGCAGATGAAAGAGCTATCATTTTACTTGTATTTTCAAAAACCATTCTATCTTTTTCTTGCATTACTCCTTCTGATATCAATTTATCTTCAAACTCACGGATCTCCATTCTTTCTTTCATATTCTGTGGAGCAACTAAGAATGGCATTAATACGTTCTTAATAATTTCTTCTGGTAATAAAAGAAACTCGTCAAGCACAAGAATATTTGCTCGAAAACCTCGAATTTTTTCTCCATTAAGAGGAATTGCGACAATGCTTCCATTATTAATTTGCCATTCAAATTGATCATTTCTTTTTGCTTTCGCTCCAAAACATTGAGAAAGTAATTCTGCTCCAGGACTTTGTACGATTTTTTCTAAATTATTAAAAATAAATCTTGCAGTTCTAAATGTTGGACCAGCTATAAGAATTTTCGTGTTTGGTTCAAATATACATTGAAGAAAACAAAATACTGCGGCCATAAAGGATTTTCCACAACCACGACCAAATACGCACATATTAAAATTTCTGTTCATCATAGCTTTAAGATGAATCTCCTGATAAGCCGCAAGTTTAACTCCACTAATTAATTCAACTGTAAACCCAATATTAGCTCTTAAAAACTTAGCTAAACTAATTTTTGCTTCCCTATCATTAAGAAATCCTTTTAATTCAGATAATTCTGCATTAACATCTTTAATTTCTTTAAAATATTTCTCTGGACAAAAGATCATATAATTTTCATATCATATGCTAGTTGTAAATCTATTTTTTTATAAAAACATTTACTAGCAAATATAGCCTCGATTAATCTAGTCATCTCTTTTCTACCATCAACAAATAAAAATTGTAAATTATCATAGCTTTGTAAAAGTTCTCTTACATTATGAAATATGTACTCTGGGGTTGCTTTTATTTTTTTACTTATATGAGGAAGATATTGAAAACTTAAGGCATTCGTAAGTACTTCTTCTACCATAACAATAACATAAGAATTATTCTTTCTGGCTTTTTCTATTTCATTTTTAAAACGATCATAGTTCTTAACGCTTAGTGTGCTTATGAAATCGCTAAGACTTTTTCTTTCTATAAAACATCCACAATTATCATTTGAACAGGCATAATCTCCAAATGATAAGGTCTTAATTTCAAATGGTGTGTTAAATTTAAGCCAACTTTGTTCTCTTGTGTCTACATAAATTATATCTTTTTGTGTCAATCTATTTTTAAAATTATCTCCAATTAAATTAGGATGAATAAATTTATTTTCTAATCCAATCGAAGAACAGACATTGTAATAATCTTTAAATATTTTATTATAAAATATGATTGATGGCGCCATTATTGTTCTTAGCTCTACTTGAGTCGGAGAATATATTAAATTTTTTGATTCTTTTCTTTTAATTAATAATTCCTTGCAATATTCTCTTGATCTTTCTGTTGGCTGTTCTTTCAGCCATTTTTTCATATTATTTTTATCATTAAAATCGCTATTAAGATACTGTTCTTTAGTTTTAAAATTTATTAATTCATTTGTAAGTAGATCGCGACGCTCATAATAAGTTTGATAGTATTTTACTTTATTTAAACCATAGCCTTTAAGCGCAAGATGAAGACTTTTTTCATCTTTAAATTCCTTACCATCTACTTTACATATTACGCTCATCCATTTAAAATCTCATCTTTAGATATGCCTAATATCTTGCATTTTAATTCATCCATTGTAGTAAGTCTATCGATTTCTTTTTCAACAACTTGTTTTCGCATCTCTGCCATCTTTAGAAGTTTAGCTCTGCTTTCTTCTTCTTTCCACATTTGCACGAGATTGATAATCGAAGCAGTTTCTTTGACTTGCTTGCTCAATCTCTCGCTTCTTTTTACTTTAAGATCATTAAGAAGTTTTTGTTGGCGATTAACACAGTCATTATATTCTTTACGTGCAGTATTACTAGCTTCAACAACAGCCATTGGTATCTTTCCGTCAGCTTCCATAGAAATATCAATTTGATTTTGAAGCGCATTAATTGTTTGTTGAATATTTGATGAAATCACAACTTCTGTAGACAGAACAATATATTGATCCACCTCTTCTTGAGTTAGATCACTTTTATCATAGGTATAACGAACAAAACTGCTTTCAAAAAGTTCTCGATCTCTTTCATCGCTGTACAAATTAATCTGATGAATAAATCTAAAAGTATTCATATATCCTATTAGTGAAGAGATATCTTTTTTATGTTTATGAGTTAATTTATTTTTATCAACTCCATCCATAATGTATCTATTAATCTTTGCTATCATTCTATCTTCACTTTTTGGTGGACGATATTCTTCTGTAGAAAGATTTTCATTTTCTTGATTATTATATTTTATATTTGTTGGTAATGTTTTAATGTATTCTAAAACGCTACGGGTTTCTTGAGAAAGATTAGTGAGTTCTTCGTTTTTAAATAAAATTTTAGCGATCTCTAATCCAGTCATTGTTGAACAATTATTACCGATGTATTCTTTTTGTTCTAGATTTAATTCAATTAATCCTTTTGCTTGATATTCGTGACTCTTCTTTGGTTTTATTTGTCTTGAAGCTAAAAATTCTTTAACTGCTTTGCCCTCTTTGCTTCTTCCGTCTAAATCGTCTCTATTAAAAGCTAATCTTACTAATTCTACAAGTGATGGCGGATTATCTGGACGATTATTCCATTCCGTTAAAAGTTTTAATTCTTGTTCTTTAGTTAGAGTTGGTAAATTATCGTTCATATTAATGAATATCTATATCGCCATTATATAAATGTTTTTTTACTTTAACTATAATTATCTTTTTTATATTTTTAATTTGTTTATATCCAGCAATTCTATTCTTCTCACTTGTTCTATAACCCATTAATTTTGCAGTTTGCTCTTCATCTTTACCTTCAATATATAAATATTTATAAACTTTCCATTCAATCGGTTTTAAAACTTTCTCCATCTTCTTATGTATATTCTGAGCAGTTTCTTCCATATTAAAATTATTAGTTGGCATATCATTGATTTCTTGAGAGTGATTCTCTATGCTAAGTGTCAACTTTGTATCGTGCGCGCTTTTCTTACTTCTTTCCCAATTAGCGTATAGAGGACACGCATTACATTGCTGTCCGTAAATTGAACAGCCTTCTTCGCTCTCTGCTGCTGCACATTTAAGACATGGGCGAGTAAAATTACTATAATTATTTCTTATTAAATTTTTAATTTGGTTACTGATAATACGATTAACCCAAGGGGCTAATGGTTTTTTATGATCATAAAGATGCCATTTTTTATAAATATGTATTCTTAGTATCTGAGATACATCACTAAAATCCATCCAGTTTATCGCTGTTAAATTCCACTTACTTTTTCTTTTAATTATTTCGGAATTTATTACGTCAATTAAGCTTTCGAATGAGGGCTTTTTAGCCATCTTGTCTTCCTCTTGAGGATGGACGAATTGCTCCAGCTTCTCTCTTGAAGTCTTCTAGAAACTTTTTGCGATCTGTCTTCGTTGAAGGTTTTCCTTTTATCTTTTCTCTTTTTGCTCCAGATTTTGCACTTCCAAGAATATCTCCAATCTTTGTTTTTTTAGGGACAGGATTTTCTTGAAGTTCTATATCTAGACTACCAATGTTTGGAACATGATTTACATCTGTAAATTCATCGTCATTTTCGTCATCATAATCTTCAACTTCAGCTTTTCTTTCTAGTTTTGGTAAGATTCTTTTTGGTGTTTTTGGTTGATCTGCTGTAGGTTTTTGTAATAAAACTTTATTAACAATTAACTTGTCAAATGGTGTTCCGCATGAACTACAAAATTTAGGTTTAGCGGAAGTATAAGTAGTTGGATTACCACATTCTGTACAATATATTTTAAGCATAATACTAATTATACTTTAATTTAATTAAAATATCAACTATTTTAGTTGTTCAAATTTCTCAATAATATAAGCTAAAATATCATTTCGCATAATATCATCTGTGCCAAATTTGAAAGTAACTATTCCTTTATCTGCGCTTTTCTTATCATCGAATAGATTATATATCTTTTCAAATCCACTATTTTTAATATCTGATTGACGTATATCTCCAATTAATATTAATTTACTAAATCTTCCCATTCTTGTAGTAATTAATAAAAGGTCATGTATACTTAAATTTTGAGCTTCGTCACATATAATATAACTAGCATTTATACTTAAACCTCTTAAAAATCCTACTGGTAAACCTTTTACTCTCTCTTCTTTTAATAATCTTTCTACTTGACTTTTTGGTAATAATTCATGTAATTTATCCATTAATGGTTGCAAATAAGGATCTAATTTGCTATGTAAGTCACCTTTAAGGAAACCTAAATTATGAGTAGAACTTTCAACTGGATTACGAATGTAAAATATTTCACCTATTTTTTTATCATTTAAAGATCTTAAAGCAGAATATACAGATAACAAGCTTTTGGCTGTTCCTGCTGGACCTTTACAGAATACTATTTTTGTTTCTTTATTCTGTATAAGTTCTATAAATTTCTTTTGATTATCTGTCCATTGTAATTCACGAATATCCAAGAAACCTTCAATTTTATCTCTTTGAGGAACTACTGGTGACTTATCTTCTTGTTTACGTTTATTCTTTTTAGACATTATACTTACATGATAATTTACACCATATTTTTAATTTAGTGTAAATAAATTAGCTGTGGCATTTCTAAACGCAAACATACCTCCCATAGAATGTTATGTAAGAGGAAACTATCTCCGAGATCAAAAAGATAGCCATGACAAATACTTTCAAGCTCTAGTTTTTGGTGTCACATCTTTGCCTGGGCAAGTTCCACTTTTTAATTTTATTATGGAAGATGGTGGAATCTGGTGGCATGCACCTATTAGTGCATTTACCTCTAAAGAAGGAACTCCAGAACAAGATCTACATGAATTAGAACTTTGGGATAGTTTTAGTTATCACGTAGCTGTAACTAAATTTTCTATACTACAAAATAAAAAACTAAAGTTCCTTGCTAGGAATGGTCAAGAATATTTTGGTACATATTTATTTACTTTAGATTGGGCGCATAGTGATTTTAATGAATTAAATTTTGGATTTAGTGAAAATCCAGGCCAACATAAATGTGGTCATGTATTACAATTAGATAATGGAAACTATGCAATACAACCTAATAATAGATTAAGATTATATGATCCTAATTTTGTAACTAAACAAGGGCAAAATCTTATTCAAAGGCAAGTTAATAGTCATATTTATACTGTCGAAAACTGTCCTAAGTGGGTAACAGAAGATTCTGACAATTATGAATATACTATAAATCAAATGGGAGATATGAAATGAAGCAAACGATAAAAGTAACAAATCAGAATATATTAGAAGGAGAAAAAGCTAATCCTCAAAATTGCGCTATAGCTAGAGCTATAAAAAGTAAAATGAGGAAAAAGATTACTAATGTATCCGTTCTACCAACTCAAGTTACTCTTGAGATGGATAAAAAGATGTTCGTAGCAGAGATGCCAAAGATTGGAACTAACTTTATTAAAAGATTTGATCGTGGTCAAGCCGTAAACTCTTTTGAATTAAATCTAAAATTCAAAAAGGGTTACGCTTTAGTCTAAATTACATTTTAAATTTGGATCTGCAAGATCTGGATTGTGGGCTTTTTTAGTGCCACGCTTATAGTTGGAGTATATTCTTTCTATAATTTTAATTGGTTTTTCTACTATTTTTTCTATAGGTTTTTCAACCTCAACGATCTTTTCTACAATTGTCTCATTTGGTTTTCTATTAGAAGCTATATTATAAGCTAACACGAGACAGACCGCTAGAGGATCAAATACTACTACTATAAATAATATAAACCATTTAACTACAGTCTCGATGGGAACATTAAAGGCTTCGGCTATAAATTTATAAGTACCTATATCTGAACTAATTACTTGTCTTTTTAATTCTATTATTTGATTATCTAGGTTATTTATCTCTGAATTTAAATTGTTATTAATATTATTAATTTTTTCTATATTAGACTCTAGATTTGTTATATTTCCTTGCATAGTATTCAAAGTTTGGCTTTTTAATTCTACTGATCTCTTATCTATTACTGTTTCTTGCTTATCACCGCCAAAGAGTCCGCTAGATTTTGTAACCGTAGTCGTTGTAGATTGATTAAGGGCTTTACTTAGATTAGATTCTTGTTCTTTTCTTGTGTCTATAAGAGTTTTAATTCTTTCTGTATTACTAGATATTTGAGTACTTAAGGAGTTCTTCTTTGCTTCTAGAAGAGAAACCTGCGACTCTATTGAATCTATATTAGCTTTTGTTGCATAAAAGGCTTGGGAAAGAAAACCAAAGACTCCAAGGCTAGTTATGCCCATAAGTATAACAACGGCGCTAATTAAATAAACTTTTAATAATTTATTGATTTTATTCCAGTATCTATAAAGAAAGCTTGTAGCCATTATCTTACCAAATTCAAGACTACTAGCCATTACTATTGTGGCCCAAAAACTACCAGAGAACAGCAACCCTATGCCTTTAACCGAGAAGAATCCACCACAAGCTGCTACAAAAAGGGCGCTTAATCCTAATAAGCCATTAAATATATTCACACATAATTTACACTAACTACTAGGTGATTCTTTCTTTTTGGTTTATGTTTAACTAGGAGATTCTTGAAATTAGTATCTTTTATCTTATTTATGTTATCTAATGATAGGTTAATTTTGGGGTCGGGCGGTAAATCTAAAGGCTTGGGGTCAATTTTTTCGTCAGATTTATTAATAATCAATAATTGTGATTCATCCTTATCTTTAAAGAAACCATATAACCATAAAACAAACTTAAATGCAAAATAAGTTAAAACAAGATTAACTACTAAGCTAATCATAATATTACTACTATACTATACTTTTATATTAAAAACAAGCATATTAAAAGGGGTTTATAACAAAAATAGCCGCCGGGATTTTTTTACCTTAAGAGATAAATGAATTTAAATTCTTTTTTATAGATTTAGAAAAAGGGGGTATAGATAAGAATATATGGATAAATAGTATTATATAGTTGGGGAGAATGATGTTAATACCCCCACGGCCATGTTGAGCTAGAAATGGTTTAACGATTTTCAAAAATGGGGGTATATATCTTAAAATTTTTTAGCTATGTTCTGTAAGTCGTTGATAATCAATGAAATTTAAATGCAATAAAAAGCCTAGCATCGCTTGACAAATCGTAATAGTGTGATAGATTAAGAGTATGAAAGTTAAAGCAAACAAGTTCAACCTAGACGAAACCATCCGCAGACTCAACGCTATCGCAGAAGGCTACAAAGCCTCTGCCCAACGCCTCGACAACATCGTGGCAGAAGCCCAAGCGAAGAAGGATGAAGCCCACAAAAAGTATATGGGCGAAACCAAATAACCCTTGACGAAAATCAAACCAGAAAGCAATATAAGCTATATGAAAAACCAAATCACCATCACCAAACAAACCTTCGGCAACACTACCGCTTTCCTCTTGGAAGGCAACAAGAGCCAGATCGAAAACTTCCACAACGCTATGTATAACCATAGTGCAACCAATGGCGAGTTGCACGATATGGGCAACGGCAAGGCGTTCTACTTCTACGCACAGCCAGAAGCCGTGCTAGAAGCGATGACTAAAGTGGCTCTCTATGCTCTATGCAATAAGATCAAAGCTAAAGGGATGAAGGGTGGGTTGCTCGCCCTTGCAAGGCAGAAAGCCCAAGACAAGTTCGATGCGATTAAAGATGGGCGATTCCTTCGCACCAGCATCAGCACCGATGTCTTTAACCTTGGAAGCATCACCGCAGAGAAACCCTCTGACTACTGCGGTGCGATCAGTGCGGGGAGAGACTAAAATGACCGCAGAGATTCTTGTTATAGCTTTGACCATCCTTGGCGAAGCACGAGGCGAAGGCTTTGAGGGAATGGCGGGTGTTGCGTCTGTCATTCAGACACGAGCCATCGAGCGAAAGCAAACGCCCACACAAGTCTGCCTTGCACCAAAGCAATTCAGCTTCTGGAATGGTGGAGTGAGTGAGGCGAAGAAGCAGGAGCTTCTAAAGAACCCTCAAGCACCCAACGCCATCCGTCTCGCTAAACTTGTAGCAGAGAAACGAATGCCCGATGTTGTGCAGGGTGCGAACCACTACCACACCTTCCAAGTGTCGCCCAAGTGGTCAAGAGGAGAGCAGACTGTCGCAGTAATTAAGAATCACAAGTTTTACCGCTTGTAAGACTTGACAACAACGAAAGGTATGATAAGCTAAAGATATGACAAACAATAATCCAATCAAACGAGCGATCCTCATCGATCCATTCACCGAAACCATCATAGAGGTTAAGATGGTAGACACTAAAATCCAAACTATCTACGCACTCTTGGGATGCGATGTGATAACTATGACAGGCCTTGCAAATGGAATTGATATGATTCTAGATGACGAAGGCTTGCTAAAAGACAGCGAGAACCAAGCATACTTTAAGTTTGGCATCGCTTCGCAACCTTTCGCTGGAAAAGCTCTGATCGTTGCAACAGATGACGAAGGAGACTTTGCATCTCTGCCAGAAAAAGTTTCAGTCGAAAAAATAAACGACAAAGTCATCTTCTTTAAACCCTCCAAAAAAACTTTAGAAGAATCTCTAAAAATAAAAATCACACCATTCTAAAAGCAGCCTCCGTAAGTTGTTCAGTATCAACGACTTACGTGGGGCGGGGGGGCTGTCTTTATAAGTGCCTAATAATCAATCACTTGCGAATGCTGATCTTGGAACAAAACCTGATGGAATGCAAAAGATCAATGTCTGATCTTTTCAACTTTGAGTCTTAAACGCAGAAAACCGAAAGCGTTGACTATCAACTACTTGAACGGAGGGCCTCCCTTGCGTTGTAACTCGTTGATGGTCAATGAAATTTAAATGAAGATTTTTCTTGCGAAAAATGAAAAATGTGATAGATTAAAGGTAGAAAGAAAGAAGAAAAAAAATGAAAACAAAAATCAAAATCAAATTCGACATCAATGAAACAATCAAACGCCTTGAGGAAATTTCCAAAGGCTATCAAGATTCCGCAAAACGGATGGAAAAAATCATCGTCAAAATGGACGAAATCGAAACTCTTAAGAAAGGATAAAAAAATGATAACAATAAATCCCGAACTATACGAAAACAAAGACCTCTACATCTACGAAGGAATGCTAGTCAAAATATTCCCTTCTACGATTGGTTGGAAAACAAGAACCGCAACCGCTGAAATTATGGATGGCCCTGATAAGGGTAAATGGACTACCATTTATCTTCGCAAGGGTATTCAAGCCGTTGATGCTCAATAAGAAATAAAAGTTGACAAAATCAAAAAATCTGATAGGATAAAAGTATGAAAGATAAGAACAAAACAATGCAACCCGAAATCGGAACCTTCTACCTCTTGACCAATGACAGGACGAAAACTCCTTGGCTTCAGCCCGAAGAAATCCTTTATGTGAAAGACGAAAACACCTTCATCAAAATCAGCGTTAGCCAAGGTGCAGGATATTCCTCTCGCTGGGATTGGGCAACCGAAAACGCTGTGACCATCACGAAACTCGCAACGAATAAACATCTCTTGGATCAACTCAACCTCTCGGTTGAAATTGGCAGAGACATCGCCAAAGCAGAAGGAGTCTAAAAAAATGAAAAAGATTCTTTTCCAAATAAATAAAAAAACTTTTCGTCTCGCAGTTTCTCACGGCGAAAAGAAAAACTTTTTGCGTGAAAGATTTTTCTACTATGTTTCTGCGAGTTGCTTGAATCTCCGAGACCTATTGTAAGTCTCTAAGCATCAACGACTTACAGACGAAGGGAAGCCCCCCGCGCAAGTCCTTGACTATCAACGACTTACATAAGCTTGACAAAAAGAAAATTTTTGCTATTCTCTTTTTATGCAGAATAAAATAAAAATCTTTATGGAACCTTTTGGCCCTAACCTCGCCTATTTAATCGAAGCAGATTTCCCATCTGCTGAAAGATTCTATAATGCAATTTACAATTTCGGCGGAACCAATTATAAATTACAAGATCGTGGAAGCGGAAAAGCGTTTTACTTTTATGCCGAACCAGCAAAGTTTCGCAGGGCTTTATCTCTCGCACTCGCCACGAATCTCGAATCATCTTTTGCTCAAGGTGATTGGAACTCTCACGCAGAAGCATTGGCAGATCAAATAATTTCAGAAATAAAACCAGCAACTTTTGTAAGGCGTTGTCATTCAATGGAATATTCTTGCAGAAAATCTTTGACAGAATCGTAATCTGTGATACATTACCTATATGAACCAAAACGACATATCCTACCTAGCCTCGATTAACTGCACCGAAGCCTTTGCTGATGCGGAAGCATTCTTCGATTACATCAACTCCGCTGATGCCATCAACGAGATGCTCGACAAGATGGCTCCCTCTTACGATGAGAGGGATACCGAGGTCACCAACTTCTTTGGCGCTAAGGCTGTTCCTTTTCGCCTCACCTGTCAGAATGCAATGGAGGTCAAATAACATGGACTACAAAGCCTCTCTCAAGGAGTGGATGAACCAGCACATGCTGACTCGGTTAGATGTGCGCGACATCCTTAACGAGATGACGCGTGATGACGAGCGCATCCTCGCATCTTCTCAATCTAACCTCTCGGATGTGGACGAATCGATGGATGGCGACTTCGATTCTGCTATGGCTTCTGCAGGTCACGGCACAGACGAAGACTATGGTGGCGGGTGCTACCAGATGGAAGACTTCGGTTGGGCTGGTGATCCAGAAATTTGTGGAGAATAATTATGATTGAAAAATATATACTCGCAATCGCTGGACTTGGAATTTTTTTCCTTGCTCTAGCTCTATTAGAAACCCTTATTAACTTTGGCCTCTGGCTTTGGGAGCGTAAGCGTAAGTAGTTAACTATCAACGACTTACGGCGGCGGGGAGGGCGCCCTCGTAAGTCCCTGACTACAAAAGACTTACGAAGATTAAGTTTTACATAGACGCTCGCCAACCCTCAAAAAATTCATCTATCTCTCTTTCTTTTTGCAAAAAAGTTTTGTTTGAATCTAGAGGAGGATTATCGTTATCGCTCCACGGATAAAAAGTTTCAAGATTTTCGTTTAATAGTTTTTCGATGTTCATTTTTGTTTGTTTAGGATTAATGTTAGAATTATCGCCGAGGTTAGAATTGTTAAAAGCATAAGACGACATCTTAATGCTTTTTGTAGTTAATTGCAAACTCATTCTTATGCCAGCATGCACGGCACGAACCGCACTTGTTTCCTTGTTTCGATGAAGGGCAATTAAATTCTCCCTTGTTGCTCGCACCGCTAACACAAAGGCCAAGGCGTTCTGCTAACCCAACCGGTGCGGGGCCATTCATCATAAGAGCAGAGAGACGGATGGTAAGATTAAAAGGAACTTCACCGCCCTTGGCTATATACTCTGAAACGAAAGAGTATTCACGAGTAGGCAACCAAAAAGAAATATGCGGAAGATTCTTTGCAACTTTGACAATCTTTTCGAGATGCCAAATACCTTGCAAATCTCCCGAATCGTGCCAACGGAAGTGAGGGTTGTTTGCTTTACCAATAAGGTAAGTCATCGCATCCACCCAAAGATCGTGAGTAAGAGAAGCAAAACGCTTTTCCATCGCAGCTTGAACATTGGGGAAAACATAACGCCCTTTAAGAGCATAGCAGAAAGCACAAATGCTTCCCGCAACCTGACGCATTTTTTGCCCGATAATGCAACGCTTCGCTGGCGTTGAATAAGCATAACCTGGCATCTTCGAGGGTTTAGATAGTGTGCCGACAATAGCTTCGGCTTGCTTTTTGTTTTTGAACATAAAATTACTTTATCAGTTTTTTTTCTTGTGACAAGTTTTTTTTGCAGTTAAATCTCGTTGAGTATCAATGACTTACAACCGTAAGGGCCCCGCTTGCCTAAGTTGTTGAGACTTAAGCAGTTACAGTTTCTTCTTCTGGAATCTCTTCGGTTTCTTTTTTACCAAGGAAAGCGTCAAATCTTTTTTGAGCTTTGCTCGAAGCCGAAATAATAAAGTTCATATCTTTTTTCAAAACTTGGAGCCAACTCGAAAGATAGCTCGCAGAATTGTTGAAACATTTTTCAGAATCAATCCCACAAAAGTTAAGACAAAGACTCGCAAAAATCTCTGCGGTCAATTCCTCTTTGCTATAATTCTCTGAACCAAATCCATTTTTGATATCATCATTGGTTGCCTTGTGCATAGCGTGACCAATTTCGTGAAACGCTGTGGAATAATACTCCTCAACGCTGTTGAAGTTTTCTTTCTCGGGCAGATCAATCTTATGTTCCTGCGGGTAATAGCAGGCACGGCTTCCACCATACTTGATCTTGATAATGCACTTGTTTATCAACTTCTCTGCTTCTTCTACTGGAGAAAATTCCAGCTTCTTAACTTCGGGCTGTTTCCACTTTAGCCCCTCGACATCGCTCAAACCAAAGACTCTGTAATAACGCATCATCGGAAAGCTTTTGGTTTCATTGTCTTTCTCAGACTTCAATAGTTTGTAATAAACTACCATAT